GACTCGTTGCACTCTCCACCCCAATTCACGATGTCCTCTCTTTTTATCCCTGGAACCAGCATCAACATCCTCACCAGCGTCGTGCAGTTACACAAGATCGACGTATCCCCAAGCGTTGCCAAATGGCTGCTTGGCAGGAGCAGGGGAAACCCGGTTCGCATGGGCAAGGGAATCCGCGAAGAATGGCTCAGAAGCCTTCAAGGCATTATTGCTAGAGGTGAATGGAAGGCTTCCGCGAGCCAAGGCGGCGCACTGGACTATCAAGGCATCTTGTTTAATGGCCACCACCGTCTGACTGCCATCAGCCTGCAAGATAAGACTTTACCCATGTACTTCACGATTGGGTGCGATCCTGACGAAAACAGCGTTATTGACCAAGGGGCGAACCGCTCTCTGGCCGACGTACTCAGCATGGAAAAGAAGCAGGCAGAGGTTCTCCGCCTGGCAGCCTATCTCCACTACGGCACGGCCAAACCATCACCAGCGCAAGTTGCTGCTATGAGTTTATGCGCTCCACTGGTTGACGCGCATCAAGCATTGCTTGATGCCTGCCCGCGGGCCGTGAGATTCTTCAGTTCATCTCCGATGCGTCTGGCTGCATGCTTACGGATTATCAGCTCATCGTCTCCTAATTACGTTACGACTCAATGGAGGGCATTGATTCTTTGCGATTACAACGCAATGAGCAACTGCGCTAAAGCACTTGCAAGGCAGGTGTACGAAAGAAAAGTCAGGGTAAACAACACCTACGACACATTGGCAAGGGGCCTTGTCGTTTTCGACGAAAGCAAAGCAGGCATTTCTAAAATCCAGATTACAGACGCCATTGAATCAGTCAGGCTTGCCAGAACAATTCTCGGTCGTTTGATGTAACCACCACCACGATCGCGCCGGCCCCGCAAAGGGCCCACACCATTCACAGGCTGTAGCCTGACCCCGACAGAGCCCAGGCCCCTGCATCGCACGCCTGGGCCATCACCTGCACATCCAGATCGCGTGCCAGGTGCCGGCCATGAGCAGGGCACCGAGCAGACCGGACCAGAGCGCGACGCGCAACTCATGCGCGCGGATCGCGCGGTGGATCAGGGCCTCGATCTCGTTCTGGTTCATGCGCGCAGGGTAAGCATGGAGCGGGCGCCTGGCCGTAGCAGCCGCTGCACTGACTTTGTGAAGAGATGTGACATTCACGCAGCGTGGCGCCTGCTGGCCCTTAATGTGTGGTCATGGGCGGCGACGCCCTGTACCCCGCACCTGGACAAATGAACACCCGCACCGCCATCGAGGCGCTTGGCCAGATGGCCACAGTGATCGGCTCCGCCGAATCAGTTGTGGCTGCCTTGCAGGCACTGCGTGACGGCACCACTGAAGATCAGTGGGATCAGCTCTGTGACAACGAGCTGATCGACGCCCTCATCTGTGCCTGCATGGATCTGGAAGACGAACTCGATGACTGAGCACCGGGGGCCTGCGGGGCCCCTTTTTTTGTGCCTGTTCGAGATTGTTACGGATTGCGACATGCGCGCGGCGTGACGCCAGTCGCGCCTCTACCTTGGGCCCATCAGCCGGCAGCCCGAGCGCGGCGCCGCTGATGCCCACCCCCGCCCGGCACTGGCCGGTTCAGACCATGACCAACACCCTTCCCGCTACCGCTGGTCGCATCGCCGGCACTGCCGTCCGCCACCTGATCTGGCTGGAGCGCCAGATCGACTGGGCCGAAGTCGGCGCGATCGTCCTGCACGGCTTGCAGGTGCTGATCGTCCTCACCCTGCTGGCCGGCCGCGCCACGCGCCGCGCCTGGGACGCGCTGCTGCAGCTCAGCGAGCGCATGGGCCGCTGCTACAGCCGCCTGCTGCTGCCCGGCACAGCGTCCACCGCAGCACCCACCGCACCACCCGCTGTGCATCCTCTGCAGGCCCTGGCCACTGAGCTGGAGCAGCTCAGCCGCTCTGATCTCCAGCGGCTCGCTGGCAGCCGCCGCCGGCTGGCCAAGGCGCAACTCATCAACATGGCGCTGGCCTGCTGACCGCATCCGCTGACGCGCGGCCTGGTGCCCCTTCAGGGCCGCGTACCGTCAGCGTGTGGAACATGAGCACCGCCCCGGGAGGTCGCAGCCCCGGGGTTTTTCATGGGCCGCAGAACACATCCGGGCTACCGGCCGCCACGCTGGTGCAGCCGCTGATCGCATCACCCACCCGCCCAGCGCCGCGGCCGTTCACGAACACCGTGGTGGACCCCACGGCGATCGGTGCCGTGTGCGTCGGGCACGGCTCACCCGGCAGCAGGTGCGGCGTGTTCACGTCGCCCTGGCGGCTCCAGGGGATGCCGTTCACGAAGACGTTGGGCGAGCCCTCCGCCCGGACCATGCCCGAGCAGTGAGCCACATCCGCATCACCGACGCGCGTTGCTGCGGGCACGCTCCATCTCCATCAGTTCCTGCAGTCGATCATTCCACAGGGTCGCCTCGGCGTGCTGCTCCGGCGTGTGCGGCGGCGGCGGGATCGCCGGCTCAAACCGCACGACGTGATCGAACACCGCCGGCAGGTCCTCCCACCGGCGGTAGGAACGCAGCACGCCGCCGACGATCAGATCGAACCGGCCCTCGGTGTTCATGGCTTCGGCCACAGCTCGCGCGGATCCTTGCCGGTCGCCATCATGCGGCTCAAGCGCTCGGCGCGCTGGCCGACCTGCTTCGCCCAGAGCGAGTCGAGCATCATCGACGCGGCCTTGGTGTAGTCGCCGGCCCTGATGGTCGCCAGGGTGTTCTTGAAGCCCAGCAGCCCGACGATGCCGAGGTTAAAGCTCATGTCGAGCAGCACCCGCTGCCGCACCTCATCGAGCTGCGCCACCCAGGGGAGCGCGCGCAGCAGCTCGCGCTCCTCGTTGGCGATGTCGTTGGCCAGGAGGTAGGCCGACTCCTCGCGCGTGATGCCACGGTCTTCGAGGTTCCGGCCGACGCCGATGGTCAGCTTGCCAGCGGTGCAGCGGTAGGGTTTGAGCCGCTCGCCTTCGTGGAGGCGGAGCTGGCTCACCATTGCAGCGCGGTCGATCATCAGCGCCGGCCGTAGGGGAAAGCACGGCGGCCCGCAGCGAGCAGCAGCTGCAGCAGGCTGTTCGAGCGCAGCTTGCTCATGCCGACAATCTCGCTGGCGACAAACAGGGCCAGGCCCAGGTATTCGGCGAAGTGTGCGTCCATGGTGTCCATTGGAATATCCTTCCAGGCTAGGTGTAGTGAAGGTAGGTGCTGAGGATGTACTTGGGCCCTGAGACCGGCGGCCGGCCTGCGTGCAGCCAGGGCCACAGCGGCGGGAACACCATCACCGAGCCAGCGCGAGGCTGGATCTGCTGGCCCCAGAGCGGGAACTCAGTGGCGCCGCCCTCCTCGACATCGTTGAGATAGAGCAGCGCGGCGAGGAACCGGCGTGCGCTGGCGTGATCGCCGACATCGACATGATCGGGGAACTCGTCGCCACCATCGGGCCAGTAGCGCTTCATGCGCAGCTCCTCGAAGGCCAGCTCAGCCGGCCACTGCACGGTGTTGATCTGCAGGTCGCGGCTGTAGGCCTCAAACACCGGCAGGATCGCGCCGAACGCCAGCTCATGGCCCTCCGGCCAGCACTGCGTCAGGTTGAGCTCGGTGAAGCGCGGCGCGTTGCCCTCGCCCTGGCGGATCACCTGATCTGTGACGCGCTCCTCGAAGCCCTCGATCAGCTCCCGGCATTGCGCCGCCGGCAGTCGATCGGGATAGAGCATCACGAGATCAGCCAGGCGCATGGGGTGAACCTTCTCAGGGTTCGGCCACTATGGCCCAGCCGGTTGCGGGCCCTTCGACCATCCACCGCGGGCCGAGGTTGCGGCGGCTGTAACGCAGACGAGCGCCCCAGTTGTTGAGGTAGCGACCGTTGACCAGATCGAGGTCGCCGAACGGGTCGTGGACGATGATCGCGTCGTCGGTGTAGCCGATGGCGCAGATCCAGTGGCCGCCGCCCGTGGGGCTGCCGACGGGGCCCTTGTGCAGGATGCCGAGCGGCACCGGGATGCCCTTGTCGATCTGGCCCTCGATCGTCTTCCAGGTGGCGTTGCGCACGAAGTGTGCCTCGACGCCGTAGGACTGAAGCGCCTTGATCTGGCTCGTCGCCTCGGTGGTGTCGCCGTAGCGCAGCACGCGGCCGAGGTAGGCGTCGTCACCGTTGGGGCCGGTGAGCGTGCCGGGCTTGAGCGCTTCGAGCAGCATGGCGCAGGAGCTGCTGAAGCACATCCGCAGAGCGTGCTCAGTCGCGCTGTCGCGCTGGCTGAAGTAGCGGACCTGGATCGGGTTGCTCTTGCTGCGCGGCTCCTCTTGCTTGCCGGCTGCTCGCCAGGTCTGCACCCAAGCGCTGTCGGTCTTCTTGAGGCTGGCGGGCACCGCCTCCCACAACTGCTGAATGGCGGCTCGCTGATGCGGCAGATCCTTCCAATGCTGGAAGTAAGGGATCAGATCGCCGATCAGCTCCTGGCTCATCGCGGGCGCGCCTCGACCGGCGGTTCTGGCCCAAAGTGTAGGCGCGGATTCATCGTTGTCACCGCCAAGGGCATCACCAGGCTCAGCGCGATAGCGAGGATGACGCCCTGGGCGACGCGCTTCTCGACTTCGCCGAGCCGTTTGAATGCGTCAGCGATGTCGGTGTGCTTCTGGGCGAGCGACTGGTGCATGGCGTCGAGCTTGCCCTCCATGACGCCGAGCTTGTGCAGGATGTCTCCGTGTGAGACTTCGGATTCAGCCATACGAGACGCCCTGTCTTGCAAAGTCTACCGACGCCGCCATCAGCGGGCAGAGCCAGCTTGCAGGTGCAGCAGTTTCATCGGTCCTTCGGGGGTGTTGATCTGCACGGCATAACCGCCGGCGCCTGTGTAGCCGAGGTTGCGTGCGTAGCTTGCGCCGTTGATCAGGGTGATAGATGAGCCGCTCGGTGTGCCGAAGTCAATGCCGTAGTGGAAGCTCCGGCCGAAGAGATTCCGCGGACCGTAACTGCTGGTGACGCCATAGGAACTCGGCGCACGGCCGTTGATGCGCAGGTAACGATCAGCATCGGCGGCGCTGATGCGACGCCCATCGGCCCAGCGCGCGTCGAGGTGCGGGCCGGTGCTGTCGCCGCTGCTGCCGGTGCGCGCGATCACGCCCTTCGTGCCGCCTGCACTGGTGCGGCCCTGGCCGTCGCGGCCGGCGCTCCAGTCGC